GGGCGTTTTGTTGGTGCAGGGTGAGCGCAGTATCATTATTGCACTCCGAGATTGCAACGATGGTGAGGAAACGACGTTGACCAAACAGAAAGACCCGTCGAACCTCAAAGGCAACTACATTGACACCTGCATTGATGCCGTGGCCGATTGGAACGGCCAGAAGAACACCGAACACCTAAAGGCCGTCGGACTGTCTGACAATATCAGCCTGAGCGATGGTTGGTACATTCCAAGCATGGGTGAAATGCTGTTTATCTTCACACATCGTAAGGAGGTCAATGCAGCATTGGAGAAAGCAGGTGGCCAACCCATTGCCGATGATTGGTATTGGACTTCGACCGAGTACAGCGCGACCAGCGCATGGTATCTGAACCTCAGCAACGGCTACATGAACATCAGCACTAAGGCCACGAGCACGTATCGAGTGCGCCCCGTCTCAGCATTTATTTCTTAATCTTCAAACTTTAATCTTTGGCACGGCGAAAGCCGTGCCGATAATAGGCAAACGACAATGAAAGTAACATTTAAGCATACAAGGCCAACGAGAGCCATTGAAGAGACCATTGACACCAAGGTTGCAGCCCAAATGGCTAATGACAACAACGGTGCAGCCATTATTGATGATGTAGATTACCCCGTTTATTACGTGGTCAAGGTACAAGTGAAAGTGTGGTGTTTCTGGATTACCATTTGGGAAAAGCATTGCGACATTTCCGATGGTGACACACGCCAGCATATTATTAACGAAGCAAATGATTTGCTCAAAACGATGGAGGGCCAGGACGATGAAAACTAAGAAGCAAAAACGGCATTTCGTACAGTTAGAGTTATTCCCCGAATACGCTTTGCCACAAGGGGGGGGAGCAAGTAACGAACAACCCCAGAACGTGAAAGATAACAAGTAACCGACAGCAGCATCATGGCATTTGTGATTGACCTTTTCCATCAAGTCGTTTATGAGTACGACCGTCATACAGTCGTGGCCGATTATACCGACCAATGGCCACAATATAATGTGTACGACCCTAAAGGCCGATGGATAGGTTGCACAAATGCCGTGTGCGAAGCGAGTTGGAAAGCGAATTGCAGACAAATAATCAAGCATACCCCGATATGATTGTTTTATCCTTATTTGACGGCATGAGTTGTGGCCAGATTGCATTACGCGATATGGGCATACCCGTCACACGCTATTATGCAAGCGAGATTGACAAATGGGCAATCCAACAAACTCAACTCAATTTCCCGGACACCGTGCAATTGGGCGACGTGCGCAACGTCGAGGCACGGACGTTGGGGCATATTGATTTGCTCATTGGAGGAAGCCCGTGCCAGTCGTTCAGTTTTGCAGGCAAGCGTGTTGGCATGAGTACGACAGCCCATGAAAAGGTGCTGACATTAGCACGTTACATGGAACTGAAAGAGCAAGGATTTGAGTTTGCAGGGCAAAGTTATCTGTTTTGGGAGTACGTGCGAATTTTGGCAGAGGTCAGAGAGGCCAACCCCAACGTGCTTTTCATGCTGGAAAACGTGGAAATGGGCAAGCAATGGGAGGCAGTCATTGACCAGGCATTGGGCGTAAAAGGCGTGCATATCAATTCCGCGTTGGTATCGGCGCAGGTCAGAAAGCGCATCTATTGGACTAATATACGAACATTCCAAGCCGATTTATTTGGTGTGCCGGAAAGTGCAATACCACAGCCGAAAGACCGTGGCATTTTGCTTAAACACATTCTGGATGATGAAGTGCCCGACAGATTTTATTTGAAGCCAGAGACCATTGAGAAGTTATTGCAGCATAAGCAAAGGAACAAGGCCAACGGCAACGGTTTTGGTGCAAAATTCCATCAAGGGGGGGGAAGATGACAGCAGTAACGGTTAAAGGCAAAGGAATGTACGATTTAGTGTGTGTGGCACAGCGAGGGCATGAATACCGAGGTGAGCCAGCACATTTTATCCCATGTACCACCGAGGGCAAAACAAACTCCATTACCACGGTGCAGAAAGACAACTTAATCCTGCAAAGGCCACACGGCAAAAACAACGGTGCTGTTTACGCTGATAAAGCCCCGACCCTCACATCTAACTCATGGCAACAAAACAACCATGTGACAGATGGCCGTATCAGGCAGCTCAACCCATCCCGTGAAAGTGGAGGCACACAGCCGTACCAGCAAAACAGAGTATATGACCCAGAGGGCCAGGCCCCAGCGTTGATGAATGGCCACGGTGGGCAAACGATCAATGCGTTAGTGGGGGGGGGATGCACCGATAAGGCGATTAACCCCGGCAGAGTGCGCCAGATTGCAGACAATTCCCGATTGGTACAAATGGGAGGTGAGCGAAACCCAGCAATATCGTATGATAGGCAACGGGTGGACGGTGGAAGTTATCAAACACATCTTTTCTTTTTTGCCCGATGAGTTCAAGCATGAAGCAACAAGTGAATAAAGCCGAATGGCACGAATTTCAAAAGGTATGCCGCAATTGTGTTTTCTGGCAGTCAGAGGGCAATGACACACCGATGGGCGTTTGCACCCTGACTGATACCCTCAAACATGAAATGCAACAGTCGTGCAGCGATTTAAGATTTACAGTATATGATACAGAGCAAAGATGAGCAAAAAAAAGCATCCGTGAGTGCCAAAGTAACACCCGACAGATTGCGCCAGATATACGACATTCTGGAAGATGAGCAGATACCATTTGAGGCCGACGTTAAAAAGGTTGGCCGTGGAATCCGAGAAATAACAATCGTGGCCGATGCCAATAACATTGACCATTTCAAAAATATGTTGGTATGATAAAATTGCAGCATAACCCAGAAGTGGATATTGCCACAGCCCACAAACGCTATGCTAAGAAATGGCGTAACAAGCGGATTGGGTGGCAGGATTTGGTGAACCGTTGCGCCCAGACCAAACGGACGGACGAAACCATCAAGGAGTATTTGAAAATGAGCCGCGAGGAACAAGCCGACATTAAAGACGTTGGCGGTTTTGTCGGTGGCTATCTGTCAAACGGAACACGTAAGACGGCCAATGTATTGTACCGAACCATTGCCACGTTAGACATTGATTATGGCACGGCAGACGTGTGGGAAGAGTTCACCCAGCAATACAGTTGTGCGGCCATGTTATACTCAACACATAAGCACACCAGCGAAAAGCCACGTTTCAGATTGTGCATACCATTCAATCGGCAAGTGACCCCACAGGAATATGAGCCGATTTGCAGACGGATTGCCCACAACGTCGGCATTGAACTTTTCGACATTACGACCTACCAATTGCCCCGTCTATTCTATTGGCCAAGCACGGCCAAGAATGGTGAGTTTGTGTTTGAGTACCAAGATGGCCCCAGCCTCAACGCCGATGAAGTGTTAGCCACATACATTGATTGGCGAAACGTCAGCGATTGGCCGACCTCACAGCGAGAGGGCGAGGTGATAAGCCATGAGATACGAAAGGCAGGCGACCCGTTGGAGAAACCCGGCCTCATTGGTGCATTTTGCCGTGCATACACCATCGAAGATGCCATTGAGAAGTTTTTGCCCGATGCCTACGAAAGAACGGGCATTGATGGCCGTTACACCTATAAGTTAGGAAGCGTTGCAGCCGGATTGGTATGCTATGAGGGCAAATTTGCATATTCACACCATGAGACCGACCCAGCATCAAGGCAGCTTTGCAATGCGTTTGACCTTTGCCGTATTCACCTTTTCGGAGTTCACGATGAGGGTACACGTCAGACCGATGTAACCAAATTGCCGTCGTATCTGAAAATGCAGGATTTCGTGTCGGAAGATAAGACCGTGCGCGTGATGCTGACAAAGGAACGTCAGGCAGAGGCCGACAGCATATTTGCAGGTGTGACCGATGAGCCAGACGATGCCGACGATGAGGCCGAGGAAAACACCGATTGGATGGCTGAGTTGGAGTTTGACAAGAAAGGCAATATCAAGTCAACGGCAAAGAACATCATTTGCATATTGGAGAGAGACCCGAAGTTGGCAGGGCATTTGTGGCACGATGAGTTTACAGGTTTTGACCTCATCAAGAAAGGTTTGCCGTGGGATAAGAAAGCGAAGTTGTGGGGCAACAGAGACGATGCCAATTTGCGTATCTATCTGGAAGAGCAATACAACGTCACGGGAAAGGATAAAATCAAGGATGCCAAGGATGCCGTTTTGACCCGTCACAGATTACACCCCATCCGTGAATATCTGAACGGGCTGCAATGGGATGGTGTGCCGCGTCTCGATCGTCTCATCATTGACTATATAGGTGCAGAAGATACGCCCCTCAACCGTGCAATGACACGTAAGCATTTCACGGCAGCGGTGGCCAGAGTAATGCGCCCAGGGTGTAAGTATGATTATTGCCTCATCATTGCAGGTGCAGAGGGCATTGGCAAATCCACGTTGCTCAACGTCATGGGTGGCCAATGGTTTTCTGACAGCCTCACAACGATGGAGGGCAAATTGGGCATGGAGCAATTGCGTGGTGCATGGCTCATTGAGTTGGGCGAATTGTCAAGCATCAAGCGAAGCGACGTTGAACAAGTAAAGTCGTACATTACACGTCAGGATGATATTTACAGAGCCGCGTATGGCACGGTGGTTGAGAAGCACCCAAGGCAATGTGTGTTTTGTGGCACTACCAATGAAACCTATTTTCTCAAAGGTGACACGGGCAACAGACGTTTTTGGGTAATCAAGATTGTGCCGGAACTACGAAAGCACAGCAACATCAAAGAAGCCATTGAGCGTGACCGTGACCAACTTTGGGCAGAGGCCGTGCAAAGGTGGCGTGATGGTGAGCAACTTTATTTGCCCCAAGATTTGGAGGCTGAGGCCCGACAGAGACAACAGGAATATAACGACGATAGCGACGACCCATTGAAGAGCCTTTTGGCGGTGTATCTGGATAAGAGATTGCCGACAGATTGGCCGTCGTGGGATTTGCAGCGGCGACGTGCGTATTTCACCCAGAGCGACCCATTGGATGCCGAGGGCGTGACCCTCAGAGACCGTGTTTGTGTTGCTGAGTTCATTTGTGAGCAGATGGGCAGGTCAATGGCCGATAAAGAATATAAGTACATGGCCAGACGTATTGCCAAACTGTTAGATGAGTTTGACGGGTGGGAACGTGTCAGCGTTTCACGTCATGCAGAAAAATTGTATGGCAGACAAAAGGCGTGGATAAGAAAGGAGGTTGACAATGAGGGCGATATTTAGGATTGACAAAAACGGCTCAGTTGACAATTTTCAGTTGACACAATGCACAAAATTGGCTAAAGTGTGCAGTTGCTTTGTCAACCGAGTTTTTGAGTTGACAAGTCAGTTGACAAGTCAGTTGACAAAGAAAGTGTCTAAAAATCAATACTTTATATATAATTGTCAATTGTCAACTATAAATTATAAAAAAATAGTGTTTAATAAAAAAGTATGTTTAGAAATAGCGTTTTATTGAATCATACGGGATTTACGCGCACGCGTGAGAGTTGACAACCAGATTGAAAGATGAAAAAGAGTATTGCAAATATAGTGAATCATGCCGAGGTATCGGAGAAAGCCATTGAGCGTTATTTGTTCGATAGCGTAAAGATGGCAGGTGGTGTGTGCCTGAAGTATTCCAACCCGAACATGGCAGGCTACCCCGACCGTGTGGCCATCATGCCAAATGGCGTGACTGTATGGGTAGAGTTGAAGAGCCAAGGAAAGAAGCCCAGCAAGTTGCAGGTGATACGGATTGAATCAATGAGGCAGTTAGGCCACAAGGTTTATGTGATAGACAGCAAGCAAGGTGTGGATTTAATGATGAGCGAATTATGATTTACAGACCATACGAATATCAGCAAACGGCAATGCGATGGATTATTGACCATCCGCGTTGTGGCCTATTTCTCGACATGGGATTGGGTAAAACGGTCAGCACCCTCACAGCCATTCAGAACCTCATGGACGATTGCGAGGTGAGCCGTACATTGGTAGTGGCCCCGAAGAAAGTGGCCGAAACAACATGGACTACTGAGGCCCAGAAATGGGAACACCTCAAAAGCCTCAAAGTGGTTAAGGTGTTAGGCACGGAGAAACAGCGGTGCATGGCATTACAGACAAAAGCCGATGTGTACGTGACAGGACGCGATAACTTTGTTTGGTTGGTTGGCAAATATGGTGGGATGCTGCCATTTGACGTTTTGGTGATTGACGAATTGACCAGCTTTAAGAGTTCAAAGAGTGAGCGTTTCAAGGCAATGCGTATTGCCGTGCCGACTGTCAAGCGTGTTATTGGTTTGACGGGTACACCGGCCCCAAATGGATTGATTGACCTTTGGGCACAGATGTATTGTCTGGATATGGGCGAGCGTTTGGGCAAGAACGTCACGAAGTACAGAGAGACGTATTTTGAGACACACAAATGGAATAACATTATTGTGCGTTGCGACGTGAAGAAAGGTTGTGAGGATATTATCAGAAACAAGATTGCAGACATTTGTTTGTCGATGCAAGCCAAGGATTATTTGACATTGCCCGACCTATTGACCCACACGATCCAAGTGCCATTGTCTGCATCCACAATGGAGAAATACCAGAAGTTTGAGAAAGAGAAAGTGTTGGAGTTTGCAGAAGAGCATAAGGATGAGCCGTCGAACATTCTGGCTAATAGTGCAGCCGGATTGATGAATAAGTTAGCCCAATTTGCCAATGGTGCAATCTACGATGAGAATAGAGAGGTGCATGAGATACACAATGACAAAGTGGATAAGTTGGCAGAGATTGTTGAGGCTGCAAACGGCAACAGCGTTTTGGTATTCTACCAATTCAAACATGACATTCCCAGAATCATAAAGAAGTTAAAGGGGTATCGTGTAGAGGCGTATGAGGGAGAGAAGCAGTTGGTGGCATGGAATAAGGGGGAGATAGACGTGTTGTTGGCCCACCCTGCATCAACAGCCTATGGCCTCAATATGCAGGAAGGTGGCCATTACATTGTGTGGTTTGGTGTTGGCTGGAATCTGGAACATTACCAACAGGCAAATGCCCGATTGCACCGTCAAGGCCAGAAGCACCCAGTTACCGTGTACAAACTCATTTGTCCTAACACAGTGGACGAGAGAGCGGATGCAGCATTGAGCAGCAAGACGGGAGTGCAGCAAGGGTTATTGGATAGCCTTAATTACCTCATGCGTAAGTACCAAGGTGAGGTTTGATTGTGTAACGTAATCGAATGAATATGGCCAAGAATGAAATATACAATAAACTGATACACACTACCCGATGGCTGCAATTGCGTCGGCAGGTGTTAAATGCCCATCCGATATGCCAGATGTGCGAGGCAGAGCGCAGGGTGAGCGAAGCGACCGAGGTACACCACATCGTACCCGTTGAAACAGCAGTAAGTGAGCGAGAAATGGCAGCTTTGATGTTTGACCCTCACAACGTCATGGCATTGTGTCACAAGCATCATCAGGAAGTACACCAGACGTTAGGCAAAGGAGGAAAGCAAGAGCGACGAAAACGGGCTGATGCACGGCTGCAAAATTTTGTTAAAAAATTTTTCAACGATGAAGTCGGGCCATGATTTTGAAACGGGAGGGAGGCCGAATAAACCCCGCCAAAACCTTTCTCTTCACACGAAGTGAGTTTTTAGGCCGTGGGGGCACAGCCCCGATTTTTTGCCCATATTCAATTATTTGCCGATATTTTCAGTAAAAACGCAATAAAAGACCCAGATATGAGATTTGAAGATGATATTTTCGATTTTGCCAATTTCGGCAAGGGCCAGGCCCCAGCCGAGCCAGAGGCAGCAATGGCCAGCGATGAGGGCGCAGATGCCGCAGACAGAGCCGAGGCCAAACGGGCACACCGACGTACAAAGGAGTGTACCGAACTAAGCCAGCGTTATGAGTACCGCCGTGCTTTCTCAGAGGTGAGAATGTTGGAGGCCATGAAATATGTGCCATTGCAGGATGGCCACACCTACAATTTCATTACCGCTGGCGACGTGGATAGTTTGTCATTCTTGAAAGTGGTATTGAACCAGCACGATTTGGATTTTATGCTTTGCTCCACATGGTGTATGGCCGCAGAGGATATTTTGCAGATTCAGCAATGGTGGGAGGCAGGGCGCATTAAGAAATTCGATATGTACATGGGTGAGATATTCCCCGGCAGTTACAAAATCGAGTGGCAGATGGTCAAGAAATTCTATGCCGCCCACCCGGACGTTGGCCGTGCCGCCATCTTCAAGAACCACAGCAAAATTTACGCAGGGTGTAACGTGGCCGATGGGTTTTACTTTGGCATACAGACATCGGCAAATATCAATACCAATCCGCGAACTGAGCAAGGGAGTATAACAGTCGATAAAGGTATCTTTGATTTTTACAAAGATTACTTTGACGGCATAAATAGTTTTGAGAAATGACAGAGCAGGAACGAGACAAGCAAAAGGCCGCAGTTGTGGCCGAGATAGTCAGGAGCAAAGGTTTCAAGACCGTGGCGTGTACAAACGTCGGCCTCAACCCACGGACGTTCAGGCAATGGATGGCCACAGATGCCGAGTTTAGGCAGGCCGTCGAGGATGCCGTGGAGATTGCCCGTGATTACCGCGACGATATGGCCGAAAAGAAATTGTATGAGAACGTGGAGGCAGGCGACGTGACCAGCATTATTTTTTACTGTAAAACCCGTCTGAAAAATCGAGGGTACACGGAAAAGGTATTGCCGCAGCCCCAGCCAGAGCAAGCACCGGCCCAGCCGACATTGCCAGAGCCTCAGATTGTGGATGGTGAGAAGATTGCCGCATCCATCCAAAAGAAGATTACGGCCAAAAAGACCTACATTGTTAAGTTGCTCAAAAAGCAAAACAAGTACACACCCGAACTGTCAATGCAGGTCAAGATTACGGCGCAGCTGTTGGTTAGGACAGAGATATTGGCCGAGCAGATATTTGATGCCAACCACAAGCCCGTGAATGTGGAGTTATCCCGTGAGGGCAATGAGCGTGAGAGTATCAGCCCCAAGGAAAAATTGTATCTGGATTTGCTGACCCAGAGCCAAAAGGCACTCAGGGCGTTGGGCATGAACACGGACAGCCGAGAGCGTAAGACCGACAACGATGGTTTTGCCGACTTTATTAACCAATTCAAGGATGAGGAAGAATGACCGAAGAAGAGAAAGTAAGAGAGCGACAATTTAAGGCTGATGTGGTGGCCGACCTGCAAAGGCAACGGCCATATCTGGCCACCCGTTACCGCCGTGCGCTGGATGATACCGACCCACGTATGGCGCAGTATGTGTTTGGTGTGATAGACAACCCAGATGCCCACAACCTTTATGAGCATTTGGCCATCCGGCGTTTCTTCAAGATGCTGGATAAGTACGATTGGAAGAAAGGCCGCGTTAAGCGTTTCATCAAGTTTTATGAGGTGTTGCGTTTCAATGGTACGTCTGGCAGAACCCGATATAAGTTGACACCCGTGCAGACGTTTCAGTTTGCCAACATATTCGGGTTTGTTGATGCAATTGGCCGTCGGCTCATTCGTACTGTTTATATCTTTGTGCCGCGTAAATTCAGCAAAACCACGTCGGCTGCATCATTGGCCGTGTTTGATATGCTGTTTGGCGACAACAATGCTCAGGCATACGTTGGGGCAAACAGTTATGAGCAGGCCAAAATTTGCTTTGACGAGATACGGGCAATAATGCAGGATATTGACCCATCCGCTCGGCATTTCCGCGTGAACCGTGAGAAAATCACCTTTAAGGACAGAGGCCGTGACAGCCTCATCCGATGCCTCACGGCTAACGCCAAGACGCAGGACGGTTTACACGCCTCATTGGTGATAATGGATGAGTACGCCCAGGCACGGAACACGGCAGGAAAGAACGGTGCAGACCTCAAAAACGTGCTGACATCTTCGATGGGGCCACGCCGTGAGCCGTTGACGATGATTATTACCACGGCCAGCGACGTGATAGATGGCCCGTTTGCCCATGAGTTGGAGGGCGTGAAAAAGGTACTCAGAGGCGAGGCCGAGGCCGACACCATGTTTGCCTCACTATTTATGCCCGACGTGGACGATGAGGAAAACGACCCTCATACATGGGCAAAGGTGCAGCCCCATTTGGGCATAACAGTACAACCCGATTTCTACGAAAAGGAGTATGAGACCGCCCAACTGTCAGCCGAGAATATGTTGGCGTTTCGTACCAAGTTGCTCAACGTGTTTGCCGTCAACGATGAAACGGCATGGCTACCAGAGAAAGTTTGCCAGAGCCTCATGGGAGATTTCGACATTGACCATGTGCAGGGCAAGCCATCGTGTGCCGTGGCGTTTGATTTGTCGGTGCATGATGATTTCAGCGCAGTATCATATACCATCTATCTGGAGGCCAACAAACGCTTTTATACCCATACCGACTATTATTTCCCGGAGGGCGCATTGCCCGGCCACCCCAATGAGCAGCTTTACAGGTTATGGCATGAGGCAGGGCATTTGAAGTTGTGCAAGGGAAAGAAGATTGACGTGAGGCAGGTGGGCAATGATATATTGGCACGATCCAAACGTGTGCGCATTATCCGAATCAGTTACGATGCCTACAAAGCGCAGGATTTGGTGAATATCTTGCGAGTGTTGGGAGGCCCTGACACGTTGCAGCCATACAGCCAGACCAATGGCAATTTCAATTTGCCCGTCGAGAGTTTTGAAATGATGGCCTACAATGACCCACCCCAAATTACGCTCAACAACAACCCCATCAATCTGTATTGCCTGATGAATTGCGTAATTGACGAGGATAGGTTGGAGAATAAGAAGCCAATGAAAGTGAGCCAATACAGAAAGATTGACGGCGTGATTACGTGCCTAATGACAATTGGGGCACTCTATTCTTACGAAAGATAAGTTAAAGTTTGTTAAATATTTTTTGGCGGCTGTTTTGCTTTGTATCACATTGTTTTGCTTTGTCCTACATTGTAAAACGGCCATTTTTAATATGTGTATCTTTGCAGCAGATAACTTTGCAAAGATATGAATTTTCCTAAATGGCTGAACCCTGCAACGTGGTTTTCCAGAGAGGAAACCATTGTCGAAACAGGCACGGATGAGCAATCGACCGCGCCCGATACACCGCGCACGGGAGGTTACAGTTATTGGGAACTTTTGGCAGGTGGCAACAGCACCGCATTGTCTATTGCCACGGTGTACCGTTGCGTTAATCTGTTGGCCGATAGTGTGGCCGTTTTGCCGTGTCAGTTCATGCGGCAGAAAGATGGCCGTTTTGTCATTGATACCAACAGCCGATTGCATTACCTTTTGAACGTGCAGCCCGATTTCACATTGAGCGCGTTTGATTTCTGGCGTTTGGTAGTGCAGAGATTGTTGATGGACGGCAACGCCTACATCGTACCCATATACAACACTGCCACATTGGAGATTGACCGTCTGGCGTTGTGTGGCCGCGCCACAGTGACCCATGACACAACCAATGACACGTACACCGTCACAGATGCAGACAACGGGATTTATGGCGTGTATGATGAAGATGAGATTATCCACATTAAGGGCATGAGCGTTGACGGCAAGCATGGTGTGAGTGTATTAACGTATGCCCGTCTTACATCGAATATCGCTACCACAGGCGATGCCGAAACACTTAAACGCTTTGCCAATGGTGGTAACGTCAGAGGTATCATTTCCAACGATAACAGTGTAAGAGGTTTTGGCGAGTACCAGGATGAGGAATTGGAGAAAACGGCAGTTGATGTTGATGGACGTTTCCAAGCAGGGCAACACATCGTATCTTTGCCCGGTCAAGTCCAATTTACTCAGATGTCGATGAGTTCAGTGGATATGCAGTTTTTGGAGAGCCGCAAATTTACGGTCAGAGAGATTTGCCGTTTCTTCGGTGTGCATCCATCGTTTGTTTTCGACGATACCAGCAATAATTACAAATCGGCTGAAATGGCCAACGTGGCATTTCTCAATAACACCCTCAACCCTATTTTGCGGAAGATTGAGGCCGAGTTGTTGCGTAAGTTGGTGGCCCCGACGCTGGCAACCAAGCGAAAGTTTGAGTTTAACCGCCAATCGCTTTATGCGTGTGATTTGGAGAGCAGAGGCAAGTATTGGAAGCAAGTTATTGAAACGGGATTGTACACCGTCAATGAGTTGCGCCGTGAAGAGAACAAGCCCGATGTGGAGGGTGGCGACACGGTGTTGGTATCTGCCAATCTGAAATCCATTACCAATCTGGCCGCAGAGGGAGAACCGACACAGACAGAACCCGATAAGAACCCCGACGATAACAAGAAAAAGGAGGACAGCGAAGATGAAGAATAAGAACCAAATAATCAGACGGCAGATGTTCACGGTTGCAAGCCTGCAAGTACGTGAAGCCGCCGAGGGCGAGGCCCCCAGCCGAATTATTGAGGGGTACGCCATTCTTTTCAACGTGCCATCCGCTCCATTGTGGGCAGATGAGGACAGCGAAGCCAGAGAGGTGATTGCCGCAGGTGCAGTGACCAAAGAACTGTTGGACGGTTGCGACATCAAAATGACGATGTTTCACAATCGGCAGTTGCTTTTGGCACGATCAAACAAGGGCGCAGGTACATTGACGTATGAGGTTGACGATAAGGGCGTGAAGTTCAGTTTTGAGGCCCCCAATACAGTCGATGGTGACAAGGCATTGGAATTGGTAAGACGTGGTGACATTGGTGGGTGCAGCTTTGCATTTACCACACGTTATTACGATGATGCTTGCGTCGAGCGCAGTGCCAAGGTGGTGAATGGTACGACCATGATAACGTACACCGTGAAAGCCGTTACGGGCATTTACGATTTCACCATCACTGACAACCCGGCATATCCCGATACATCGGTTGAGGCGAGGGAGTTTGTGGCAGGGCTGAAAGCCCCAGAGACCCCCGAACCCGAAGCCCCAAAAGACGATACGAAAATGCGTGAGCAATTGCGCGAAATGCGTTGCGCCGCAAATAGTAAGTTATTTTAAGTTTAACCCCCTAAAATCACAGTTCAATGAAGAAAAACAAGTTGAATGTGCGCGAATTGGTCAATCAGTACCAGGCCAATTGCGACCGTATCCGCGAAATTGCCGATACGTGCGAAAAGGAGAAACGTGAGCGCAACGAGGCTGAAAGCACCGAGTTTGAGGCCCTTTGCCGCGACAATCAGTTGCTCCAAATGAAGATGCAGGTGGCGACCGCCGAGCATCTGCGTGAGAACCCCAACGCCGCTGAGGAAGCCATTACCCTCATCCGCGAGAACGCGAAGAACGGCAAGAAGTCGGAAATTATCTTTGTCCGCGACATGATGATGGTTTCCGACGTGAACGCTGGCGGCATCATCCCCCTCAACATTCAGGACATTTTGAAGCCCCTGCAAGAGGGTTTCATTCTGGACAAGGTAGGTTTGCCCATGCCTACGGGATTGGCTGGCGATTTCGTTTGGCCGATGTACGAAATGGTGGAGGCTCAGATTGCCGGAGAGGGTGTTGCATTGGGTGACACCAAGATTCCGTTTAGCAAGATGACCGCCGCCCCTGAGCGTGTCGGCATTGCCATCCCCGTGACCAACCAGAGCCTCAACCAGAGCGCAGGTGTGCTGGAGATGATTGTGCGCGAGATTATGCCGCTGTCGATTCGTCTGTTGCTCAACAAGATTTTGTTTAGCACGGAAAAGGTCAACAACGCCACCAACCTCATCGGCCCCTTTGCCGCCATTGCCATCAATGCCGCCAAGTCGGCCGCACAGCGTGACAAGAAGATTCCGGCCATTGTGCAGTTGGCTCATGTGCCCACATTCGAGCAGCTCAACGCCCAGATGAAGGCCAAGGTGCTTGAAACGGGTATTGCTGGCGACCACCTTTGCTGGATTATGACCAAGAGCATGGAGGCCATTTTGGAGGGTACGCCCATCAATAAGGATGGTATCTTTGTGCCCATGATTCAGAACGGCATCCTTTGCGGCCTGCCCGTGTACACCACCAACGCCATCCGTAAGACTACGACCAGCGGTGACACAACCACCGTTACTGAGTTCATCGGATTGGGCGATTGGCGTTACCAGCCCATGGGCCTGTTTGGCACAATCCGCTTCATCGTTGACCCGTATTCCCAGGCCCGTAAGGACAGCGTGGATTTCGTACTCAACACGGACTATGGCACAAAGACCATCCGCAATGAGGCGTTCCTGTTGGGCCAGGTGGCCGCATCCTAAAACTTTTCTTTCTGTTCATACGATAATAAATTAAAGTTTGGTTAGTCAATGGCAGCAGTGGATTTGGCACTCTTCAAAAAGCACGTCAAGGCAGACGATTTTGCCGATGATGATACTTATTTGCAGCACCTTTTGGATGCCGCAAAGGTAAGCGTTATCATGGCAACCCACCGCACGGAAGATGAGTTGAAAGCCATTGGAAACGGTGAGATACCAACGCCCGTTGTACAAGCGATTATGATGTTGGCAGCCCATTGGTACAATCAGCGTGAGAGCGTAAGCACAACGCAGATGCACCAAGTGCCCGATTCACTGTCTGCATTGATTAAGCCATACCGAAAGTTAGTGAAAGACAAGGAATGATTGCAGGACGCATGAAATACAAGTTGGCGTTATTGATGCCCAGCACGATCGAGAATGATTTTGGCGAGGCCAAAACCACCTACGAACAAACGCGCATTGTCAATGCCGAAAGGGTAAAGAACAATGGCCGCAGGAGTGAAGAGGTTGGTGAGCATTTCCCCGATTATAATGCTGAGTTCAATATCCGAGACGCGCACCCCGTCGATGAAAATTGGCGAGTGCAGCAATTGGGTGGCCATTTGTACACCGTGACCGCGATAATCCCCAACATTGACAAAGGTATGAAAACACTGATTTGTGAGCGTGTGAACGAGTAACCCAGCAGCCGATGAAACCCGAAGAATACACAGGCAGCGAATGGCAGTATCTGTTAAAGCAGATGGACGGCAAGGAAATCAAGAAATCTTTGCGCAGTGCCATAAGAGCCGAGGCCAAGAAAGCCCAGAAGATAGCGCAGGACAAATTGGCCGCGACTGATTTGCAGGTGCAGGGTAACACGGCAGACTGGAAGAAAGGAATTAGAACGTACATTTACAATCCCAACAGAGCCACGGGATTTATGGTGACGGTCAAGGCCAGAGCCGCAAGCAGAAAGACGGGTAAAGGCGAGAAGTCAATGCACCAGAACCGCAAGGGCTTCAAGAAACCCGTTTTGATGTGGGCAGAAGAGGGCACGATTGCCCGTAAGCGTGGAGGCAAGCGAGTGAAAGCCGACAACGCCCACAACACGGCAAAGGCGCAGGGCAGAATTGGTGGAGCATGGCAGTACATACGAAAGGGTGGCATTAAGACGGGCCGGATGAAACCGTACCGTTTTCTGGAAAGGGCAACCCCTGAAATGTTCCAAGCCGTCGAAGCAGGTTTGACCCCCGAAGTTGGCAGAGCCGTTGAGAACGTGGCACGGAAATGTGGTTTTATCTAATAGGCAGCATCTATGACATCATTAAGCATTGGCAAGATTATCCGCAAACTTCTAACCGAGAGCGCGAAGATTAAGGCGGCAAAGGTGACAAAGGTTTTCCCCGTCGTTACCGATGAGGCCAAATTGCCATACATTGCATATCGTCGGGCTGATATTGAGCCAGGCCCCTTTAAGGGTGGCAACGCCGACACGGTGACAGTCGAGGTGGCGTGTTTCACCAAAGACTATGAGAGTGGCATTGATTTGGCCGAGATAGTGCGCGAGGTGCTGGATTGTCAAGAGAAAGAGATTGACGGTTTGAAAATGCGCAGTTGCACATTGTCTGGCGGCGATGAGAGATACCAAGATGATGCCTACGTTCAATATTTAGTATTCACAATTAAAGCATAATGAATTATGAGTTACGTTAATGGTAGTGATTTGTTGCTGAATGTAGGTGGCAAGGCTATCGGCCATTGCACCACCCACACCACAACTTACAACAGCGAGACGAAAGACCGCGCCGTTAAGCCCGTTGCAACCGCCAAGAAGTCCGCAGGACTGTGGAAAGGCAAAGGCGTTACGGGCCTCAGTATTTCCATCAGTGCAGAGGGTTTGCGCTATTATGGCGAGACCGAAAACGGGTTTGTGCAGATTGCGCCCATGTGGGGCAAGGGCCAGAGCGTTCAGGTGCAGGCATTTGAGCGTGAGGGCGACACGACACCCTATCTGCAAGGTAAGTTTGTCATTACCTCCATCGAGGAGACCAGCCCGGCACAAGACGATGCCACGTACACCGTCAATCTGGAGAATGACGGTGAGCCTGACATCTACCCCGGCAGCGAAGAGGAAGATGGCGGTGGCGACGACGATGGCGATGGTGGCTAACAACCTAATCTGACACAACATGAATAAGGTTGAAATCACAATCAACGGCAAGCATTACCCCTGTCGGCCAACGATGGGGGCAATGCTCCGTTTCAAGAAAGAGACGGGCCGCGAAATTACCCAAATCGAATCTGGCAGTTTTTCCGATATATGCACATATCTTTGGTGTTGTTTGGTATCGGCCTGCAAACATGATGGTATTGAGTTCAATTTGTCATTGATGGATTTTGCTGACAGCATCAGTGCAGATGATATGACCGATTGGAGCAATACCGTGATGGGCGATGCCGAGGGCCAGGCCCCAGAGGATGGCGCAGATGCCGAAAAAAAAAGTCAGTAGGCATTTATGAGTTGTTAGGCATTGCGGTTGGCTGCATTGGTTTGTCATATGACGATTTTTGCAGATTGACCCGTGAAGAGTTCCAACACATTTATGATGCCTATCAAGACAAATTGGAAACTGAGTACCGTTGTGAATGGGAGCGTATGCGAATGTTGGCCGCAATAACCATACAGCCGCACACCAAGAAAAAGGTAACACCCGAAAAGTTATTGCCATTCCCATGGGAAAAGAAGAGTAAGGCCGACCATAAATTGCCGACCGCCAAAGAGGATAAGGCAAGGTTGGAAAGCCTATTGAAACGAATTAAGAAGTAACAGCAGATATGGCAAAAGACGTAAAATTTAATATAAAGCTGCAAGTTGACGGCAAAGATGTGGTTGTGCAAGCCTCAACCAACGTCAAGCAGTTGGCCAACGATTTAGGGTTGGTGCATGACCGCGTGACAGCCGCCGACAAAGCGTTTATGAAATGGACGCAGAGCGTTGTTGCCATCGGTGCTGTTACTAACTCCATCCAACAAATATCTGGCGTACTCAACACCCTCACTGAGGACAGCCGTACATTTGGCGCAGCCATGAAAGCCGCCAACACTATGGCTGGCAAGGATGCCGAGGGATTTGCGCAACTAAAAGACCAGGTTGCCGAACTGAGTAAGTCAATACCAATGGCCCGTGATGAGTTGGCCAATGGTTTGTATCAAGTCATTTCAAATGGCGTTCCCGAAGATAATTGGATTGATTACCTAAGAGCATCGAGCCGTGCCGCCGTCGGTGGCATTGCCGATGTTGGCGAGGTGGTCAAAGTCACTTCGACTGTCATTAAAAACTATGGTTTGGAATGGTCAGCCGCCCAAGATATTCAGGACAAGATACAGTTGACCGCCAAGAACGGTGTGACATCGTTTGAGCAGTTAGCCGCCGCCCTGCCATCCGTCACGGGCCAGGCAGCACAGTTGGGCGTGTCATTCACGGAAATGCTGGCCGTGATGAGTACGTTGACGGGCGTAACGGGTAACACGTCAGAGGTGGCCACGCAGCTTGCAAGTGTGCTGACCGCACTAACAAAGGAGAGCAGCAAGAGCCAGAAGATGGCCGAGGAAATGGGTATTGAGTTCAATGCCGCATCCATCAAGGCCGCAGGTGGCTTGCGTAACTATCTGCAAGAGTTAGACCGTACCGTTACGGCATACGCCCAGAAGTCCGGCCAACTCAAAGAATCTATTTACAGCAAACTTTTCGGACGTGCCGAGGCATTGCGTTTGGTCAATGGCCTAACGGGAGAAATGGCCGCTAAGTTTGACGAAAACATTGCCGCGCTGGATAACAGTGCAGGAACGATTGACAAGGCATTTGAGACGATGAGCAGCACGGGAGCGGCCACAACTCAGATGCTAAAGAATCAGTTTGCCGCCGTTACCGACCTCATTGCAGGGATCGTGGGAGGCATACAGCCATATTTGAATTTTACCGCCCAATTGGGCATGACCATATTAAGCGTTACCAGCCTCACAAAAGCCATCAAGGGCCTCAACATTGCACACGCATTGATGATTGCCCGTACCAAGGCCGGAGGTGTGGCGATGCTGGCATTTGGTTTGAGGGCGAGCCGTGCCGCCGCTTTTTCCCGTG